GAAGGCTCGATTGCCTTCGAAGGTAACGGTCCGCTCTCAACGTTGACGGCTTAATTTAGCAGGCAAAACACACAACACACATGGACGCAATCGACCTCGTCAGGGAACATTTCGCATCGCTCGGCACGCGCAAGATCGACGTGCCGGAGTGGAAGCTCGTCGTTCACGCAACGCCGGTCACGCTCTCGGAAAAAAACCGGCTCTATCGTCGCAGCAAAGAAAACGACATGGAGCTTTTGGTGGACATCCTGATCATGAAAGCCACCGACGAGCACGGCGTGAAGCTGTTCACGATTGAGCACAAGCCGACGCTGTTGAACAAGGCGGACAGCAACGTCGTCGGCCGCGTCGCAAACGCCATTCTCGCCGACGACGCGCCGAAGGTGGACGACCTAAAAAACTGATCTACGGCGGGGAGGCGGCAGACCTCCTCGCCGTTTACGCGCTCGCGGACCGTCTGCACAAATTTGCCCACGAGGTGCTCGCGATGCCAGCGCAGGAACTGAACGGCTGGCTGGCTTACATAGAACACCAAAACCGAATCTCTAAATAACATGGCTGAAGCATCATTTATTCTGCGGGCGGTGGATGCGACGAAGCAGGCTTTTGCCAGCGTGCAGAACTCGCTCGCGAAGTTGCAGCAAAGTTCTCAGACAGCGGCGGGCTTCATAAAAAAAGCCTTCGATCCGAGGGCTCTCGGCGCAGGCTTTGCGGCGGCGCTCGGTCTTTCGCTGACCTCAGTTATTGATTCCGTTATCACAAAATTGACCGAATTGGTTATGCGTGCGGAAAATGTCCGCAAGATTTTGAGAGAATCTCGACTTGAGTCGGAAGGCATTTTGGAAGCAGGTATTTTCGCGGCGATGGACCCGGTGCGCCAACTGGAAACTATCCAAGCAAAAATCATAAAAAACGCCGCAGAAATCGACAAGCTGCGCAGCAACGTAAGAGAGGAAGTGGTCGCACTACCACAAGGCGGATCAGTGACCGTTCAGCTAGGCAGCGTCAAAGAAGCCGAAGAGCTTAAAAAACTGGAAGCAATGCGGGCATCGCTGGTCATCGCGAATGTTAATTTAATAAATCAAATCGAAAGAGACACGGCTGAAATCAAAACAAAATCAGACGACGAATCACTCGACGCGCAAAAAAAGGTTAACGATCTTTTGCGGGAGTCTAGCAATCTCATGTTGAAAGGTCTTGAAGTTCCAAGGGATGATGCTTCCGCAAGGATTGAGGCAACGATCGAGCAGACTTTGGCGAACCGAGAGCTCGGCAAATCTTTAAGTGATTCCGTCATGACTCCGATGGAAAAATACATCGCTGCGCTGGAGCGCATCGATTTATTGCACGCCAAAAAAACCATCGATGACGAGACCATGATTCGTCTTACCGCAGAGGCCGGCGCAGCATTTTCAGCGACATCAGGAGATGTTGAAGACATGGCATCGCGCCTCAGTCTCGCAAACGAAGAGGCAAACAAAACGATTCCCGCAATGTCTCAACTCGCGCAAATGAGCAACGACGCTGGGAGCATGATTGCCCAAGGCTTCGAAGACGCGATCTTGAGCGGTCAAAAGCTCGGCGAGGTCGTGCGCTCGCTAGGTCGCGATTTACTCCGGCTGGTGTTCCAAAAAACAATTACTAACCCACTTGCTGAAGGAATATCTGCCGCGTTGAGAATCCCATTCAAGGCAATGGGCGGACCCGTCAGCAGCGGCTCGCCCTACGTCGTCGGCGAAAAGGGACCGGAGCTGTTCGTTCCGCACGCCAGCGGCACAATCGTTCCGAATAACAAGATGGGCGGCGGCAGCGGTTCGGGCGGCGGAAGCGTCACCGTGAATTACAACATTGCGGCGGGCGTCTCGCGAGCCGAACTCGTGCCGATTCTCGACCAAGAGCGTCGCCGGCTAAAGGCCGAGATTCCCGACATGGTTCGACGCGGCGGCGGATACCGTGCAGCCTTTGCCTAATCGTCATGGCCATCACCTACCCACTCACGCCGCCAAGCCCGTTCAACCTCTCGCGCTTGTCGCTAACGGGCGTTTCTGCGACCTCGCGCAACACCTCGCCATTCACGCTGCAAACGCAGCAATACAACTGGCCGGGGCAAGCGTGGCTCGGCTCGGTCGATTGTCCGCCGATGAAGCGGGCGGACGCGGAGACCGTCATCGCGTTCCTCTTGGCGGCGCAGCGCGGCACGTTCTATTTTCAAGACTACGCCAACCCGACGAACCGAGGCGGCGTCACGGGCACGCTGACCGTCACGACGGCAACCGCGAACGGGACCACGCTGACATTCGGCGGAGCAACCGGCTCGTTCGCCGTCGGTGACTGGCTGCAAATCTCGACCTCGCTCTACAAGGTCGTGCAGGTCAATTCGTCATCCAGCGTCGATCTTTTTCCGGCGCTTCGCAAAAGCTACGCGGGCGGCACGGCCATCACCTACTCCAACGCGAAAGGCGTCTTTCGCCTCGCGTCACCTAGCACCGAATGGTCAATCGGCGAGGCGAGCATTTACGGCGTGGGCTTCGCCATCGTCGAGGACGTCGAGTCATGAGCATCACCACCGCAGGCCGGTCGCTCTCGGCCAACATGGTCACCGAGGTCAGCGCGTCGCAGCTCTCGCCGATCTTGCTCGCGTCGTTCTCGTTCTCGACGCCGCTCCGGCTTTGGAGCGGTTACGGCACGATTACCGTCGGCAGCGTGACGTATCAAGGGATCGGCACGCTCGGGACAATCTCGCCGGTCGAAGAAACGACTGACCTCGCGGCGCGTGGAATCAACTTCCAGCTCTCGGGAATTCCGAGCGCATACGTCGCGATTGCGCTCACCGAAAACTACCAAGGGAAAGAGTGCAGCGTTCTTTTCGGCGCACTCGACGCGACCGGCGCAATCGTCGCCTCGCCGGTCACGATCTTCGCCGGGCGCATGGATGTGATGTCGGTCAACGACGACGGCCAAGAAGCGTCAATTATCATGACCGCCGAGAACAAGCTCGTGGACTTTCGCCGGCCGCGTGAGGTGCGCTATACGCACGAAGAACAGCAGAACCTTTTCTCTACCGATCTTGGCTTGGAATTCGTGAACGCGATTCAGGAAAAACAAATCTACTGGGGCAACGCGAAGCTCGCGGCACCGATTCGGGACGGCGGCGACGAGAGCGAGTCAACCTCCTACATGTGATGCCAGCACGCCGCGACAACTGGCCGGACCTGCTCGCGCAATTTATCGAGGTGCGACGCCATCAACCGTTCGAGTGGGGCTCGAATGATTGCTGCATGTTCGCGGCGGATTGGGTCGAGCTTTGCACGGGAAAGGATTACGCGAAGACGTGGCGAGATCGCTACTCGTCGGCATTTGGCGCGGTGCGCGTGCTGAACGAGGCAGGCGGCGTTGAGGCTCTGGTGGACGCGCTAGGGCTGCACCGCGTCGCGCCGCAGTTGGCCGGTCGTGGCGACATCGTAGCTCAGCAGGCCGGGCGCGGCGTGACGCTCGGGATTTGCCTCGGCGTGACGACGGCTTTCGTCGCAGAGGACGGGCTTGTTTTTGGGCCGCTTTCTAGCGTCGAAACCGCTTGGAAAATTTAACATGCCACAAGCCATCGCAATCGCCATTCTCTCAAACGTCTCGTTTGCCACGGTCTCTGGTGCAATCCAAGCGGTCAAATTTTTGGCCGCAGTGATAAAATTCGCCGCCGTCACCGCCGCGTCAATGGCCGCGTCCAAGTTGCTTGCGCCGAAGATGCCGAGCTTTTCGGACTCGTCGCTTTCGGACCGCTCGCAGTTGGTCCGCAATCCGATCTCGGCGCGGACGATTGTTTACGGCAAATGCCGCGTCAGCGGGACCATCGTTTATCTCAGCACGACGGGCACCAAAAACGAATACCTGCACATCGTCCTTACGCTCGCCGGCCACGAGGTCGAAGCGATTGACGAGGTGTATTTCAACGACGAGCTGGTGCCGCTGGTCTCGAACACGCCGACAGGATTCTACGCAGGCGTTGCTCGCGTGAACAAAAAGCGGGGCGTTCCCGGGGACACCGCCGACGCGGATTTGATCGCGGACACCGCGAGCCTGACCGATGGCAAATGGACCGCAAACCACACGCTCTCTGGCATCGCCTACCTTTACGTGCGTCTGACGTGGGACGCCGAGAAATTCCCGAGCGGGATTCCCAACATCAGCGCCGTGATTCGCGGCAAGAAGGTTGAAGACCCGCGCAACACCATCACCATTCCGCCGACCCTCGTTTATTCCGCCAACGCTGCGCTCTGCCTTCGGGACTACTTACTCGACACGTCGCTCGGCATGGGCATGACCGCAGCCGAGGTTGACGATACCGCGTTCGGCGTCGCTGCAACCATCTGCGAGGAACAGGTTCAAATCCTTCCGCTTTCGCCGACCGTTTACGAAAACCGCTACGAG